CATTTCCATCCCTTGCCAATCCTCAACAATATTAAATTGTAATTTATCAAGGTTAAAAAAGATATTAAATTGTAATTCGTGCAATTGTGCAAACTCATCCGCTTGCATTTGTAAAGACCTGGCCCAACGTTGCTCGTGATTTCCTAACTTGTAATATATTGGAATAGTAGGGAATAAATCACGCAACTTTTTTAAAAAATCTCTGGACATATCAACTTCTCTTTTAAAATCTCGAAGGTCTTTATCTTTCTCGTGCCGGCTAATTGAATAAAAATCCATAATGTCGCCATTTAGATACAAACAATCAATTTGACTATTTTTTAAATGTCTGATAGCAATGGTCAAAGCCTCTAAGGAATGATAAGGAAAATGAATGTCTGATAAGATTCCAATTTTTTTTAAGTGACCTGGTAACTTTGCTGATTCATATTCTTTTGATAAGGATTCCGCTATTCCAAAATTGTCAATTAAATCAAGGTCGTAATTTATAGTATCTTGAATTTTTACGGAATTTTCTAAATATTCTTGTGATCGTTCACTTTGAAGAATATGATTTACATTCATAAATTTTTTCATTTGCTCCCAATTAGCATAACCATATTGATTATGGAACTTCTCGCAAAATTCTTTCTTTCCTAATTTTGAACTATAAAAATGATTTTTAACCGTTTCAATTTTGTGCTGAATTGACATTATCTGAATGGATTAATAAACCTAAAATAAAAGTATAGGATTATGATGAATGATTGAATCAGAATCGTAACAATAGCCCATACTGGAACCACTTTTTTGACCACTATTTTCTCGTAAAATTTAATTTCATCTTTATACTTCGCTTTGTACTTAGAATCGTACACATTCGCAACTGAATCTAAATCAATTGTGGCTTTAATACTGCCATTCTGTGACCTTATTATAAGTCGACCCGATGGAATGGTTAGACTGCTATAAAATCGTGTCAGAATGCCCGAAGAATCGCAAGCATTTTCAATGGTCAATGTGTCGTGAATTGGTTTGAATTTTGTAATTACTTTGTAATCACGAACAGTATCAACTCGAATTTTTTCTATTTCGGTATTAATTGACTTGGTTCGTACGCAACTTGCGAAGATAATTGACGAAAAAATAAGGAGATTTAGATATTTCATATTTTGGATAATTGAAAATGCATTCCATCTTTTCTTGTCCACGTTCCACCCCAATCAAATCCAGATGAGATAAAACAATCGACAAATTCTTTAGATAATTTGGGTATTTGATTTAAACCATTCTCAAAAGCATTGACATCAATTGCAATGGCCCAAGAATGTAATGACATTGAAGATAATCCCCTTTTATTTCTTATGTTAAAGCACCCATCCCAGGTTTTTAATTCCTTTACTGCACCTGTGGAAATAAGTTTTTTAAATGCGTTTGTCAAAGGCCCAATCAAATCCTTATTACAATAAATCTTTTTAGGTATAATACCAATTTCTAATTCAGAAGGTACATCCCAAAGAATTAAATTAGGATTGCTTTGGCTTGGTAATCCGTACTTTTTTAGTGCTTGTTGACTCGTTACCATCTAATCCAAGTTTATTTTTTAATTCTGCATTTTCTCCACGCAAATTTTGTACTTCCGTTGTTAATGCGTCCACCTTATCGCTTAATTCCTTAACCTTATTCGACATATCCTCAGCCATTTCTCGCCAAATCTTAATAGCTTCTTGAGTATTTGTTATCTCGTTTCCTTGAACCTCAACATTTTCTTTTTTGCGTCCAATTAACCAAGAAACAAAAGCACCAATTGCACCAGTCAAAGAAGGTACTATAACATCGTCAAAATTCATTAATTAGTCTTTTGTTCGTTATAAGCCTCGATATAATCAGCATCAATTGAAGCACCAAAAGAATGAATACCAATCGGATCGCACCAAATTTTAAACGGTGCAAACGATTCTAATTCATCTTGTTTCCAAAGAATATCAACGGCAAATAAATCCGAAAGAACCGGTGGTTTAGTCATTTCCATTTTGTCATTGAATAATGGTGGCTTAGTCATAATGTGACCAACTTCCACAACCGATTCGATTAATTCGTGATTGTATCCGATTGACTTTTCCTCCCCTAATCCAAAAGATATTTGTATTTCGGATTTTAATTTTTCCCATTGCTTGGGATCAAATTCGTATTTTCTGAATTTCATTTTATAGTGTAGTTAATTGTGCCAATTCTGAATTTGTTAAACGTGTATTCCAAATTGCAGCGGATTTGATTTCTAATTTTTCTTCATTTAAGGTAAAAGTACTATTAGCACCAAAACCAAATAAATTTAACGATGCACTAAAAGTTATTGATGATGTTCCCGATGCAACTAAAGTTCCATTAAAATATGCTGCATAATTGCCCGATTTATAAGCAATTGCACATCTATTAAAATTACCATTTAAGGAGGTTGATGTATCGCTAAAAACAGTAGTTCCTGATCCCCTAATGGCAAAGATTATTTTATTCGGAGTAACAGATGACTCTTTTCCAATTAAAATATAATTTGTAAAACTTCCACTTGTAATTCCAAAATACGTTGAAGTTCCATTTTGACTATTTACTTTAAAATCAAAAAACAAAGTGCCTTCTGTTTGTCCAATTAATGCAGTTGCAGATGATTTATTGCAATTATCAATATTTCTCGTAACACTTGCCGTAGTCGTTGGAATGTATGATGTTGCGAATGAGCCAACTTCTAATTGAGCATTTGTAACACTACCTGTAACAGTTAGAATTAATACTGCGGCAGTTGATGTAAATGTTGTACTTACTCGATTAGATGCACCAGTTCCTGTTAATGTTCGAACAAATGCACCAGTTAAAACAATTGTTCCAGTTCCATAAAATGAAAGAGTATATGAAACCGCAGTAGTTGTAACTGATTGAGTTGATAATGTAGCACTATTTAATAATACATTTGTTCTTTGTGGCTCCAATAATAATTTTGGACAAGTTACATCTGAATAATCAAGTCTTGGAATATTTGCGTTTACGGTTTCAATTACCCCGCTTGAATTTACTCGTGTAGCCGTGTTTCCCGTTCTTGAAAATGTCATATCCCCCGTTCCATCAGTAGGAACAATGGAATACAATTTTGAAGCCTTATAACCGTTTGGCGTTACAATGAGTGACGCAGTATCTAATAATGCCATATTTCTATATTTTAAATGTGTTTAATGTATTAATTAAGCACGTTTGTGCTTCAAATGTACCCGAATCCGTTGAAATTCGAGTTTGAAAATTTGCCGACAAAGCATATACCCCGCCACTAATATCGGTTTCACCCGAATAGGATGAAAGATGTGATTTTCCCCACGAAATTAAATTATTCGCAGCACCTTGGCCCCAACCGATTGCGTTATTTCCAGCACCTTGGCCCCATCCTATATTATTTGGCATCTTCTAATTTTGTTAAATATACTTTCAACTTTTTAATGTTTTCATCTTTCGGCTTATAATTGCCACGAAATGAAATCCGCTTCTTTTGTTGGGTACACATCTGCATTACTATTAGTGTTATATTCAGGATATAAAGACTGATTAAAACTCATATAATCAATAAATCGCCTCGAATAATTTTCAGCAATCGACCTTTCCTTCTCTACCAAGAAATCAATTTCTTCTTTATTGACCGTGTCACTCGTTTCGGAATTATGCTTATAAACCCCTTTGTTTGAAATTGTGTAAGCTGCAAAAGGTAAAAACTCCACCATCGACCAATGAATAAGCATAGGTTTAATATACACATTTGTCAAAGACAAATAATTACCTGACAAAGTTCCCGCCACTAAATCATCATTTATTTTCTTAAATAACTTAGTACCTAAATAGCTTTGAATATGAATTTCTTGGGCCACTTTAACCCATTGCAAAAAGTTGTCCGTATCAATGTTACCATTCAATGCAGTAAACTTAACAATCTCGTCCCGACTTACAAATAGTGCTGTTGCCATCTTATTGTCCCTTTGGTAAAAATCCTTTATTTGGCATATCAATCGGCTTGGTATAAACCAATTTGTTATTCGTTGGCAAAATCTCGCCTTGCTTCCGTGCTTGTGCTGGTGTTATTTGTACTGATCCTTTGCGTCTTGGATCAGTGAATCTTTTGTATGTTTCCCGCACCCAAAAATGATGGCAAGCCCCACCGCCTTTATAAAGGAAAATATCATATGTATCAGCACCTCGTGGCCCCCAACCAGGATTTGTACTTGCCTTTTGGCTCATTAGTTCAATGTCCTCTTTACGATATAATTTATTTAATTGCGTCATTTTAACACAAAAAGGTCGGCTCTTATCAGTAGTTTCTCCAGCATACCGATAACGACTCATAAATAATTTGCCATCTTGACTTGAACCGATATTTGGTCGGGCAACTCCAGTAGTCACAAATTCGTAAATCTTTGACATTAAAGATTTTTTTGGATTGTTTAATGCTTCAAGTTCAGCATCCAATTGGGCCTCCGCTTCCATATCATCAACCACTCTTGAATCAATTAATTCCCATTCGTTCAAATCAATATCCTCGCCAAATTCTTCAAGTTCAATTTCATCTAAATGGGCCGACAATTTAACCCCCGTTTCTTCTTCCATTGTGGCCTTATCAACAATTGGATTTAAATCAACAAATTCCAACGGTTGCAAGGTTTTAAAATATAAATTCAAACTAACTCCATTAAAAGACAAAACCTTTTCGATTCCATCGATGAACGTGTCTTGAAAATAACGAATCACCATATTATCAAACAAGGTAATTGCATTTTTCAACTCATCTGCATTCGAACTAAATCCATTTGCGGAAGGAATACCAAACTGCAAACCACTTACAACTCCGTGACCTAACAAAATCTTACCTTGGGCCTCTTGACTAAGGTATTCATAGTGCTTTGGTGCATCGTTCAAAGGAATAGAATCTATCGTAGTTTTTTTGGTTTCATCATTATTAAATGAAACGACAACTTTTTTACCTTTTGATCCTGTTAGTGTAGCAGAAACTTGTCGGCTAATTAGTTCCCTTTTTTCTTCATCAGGGATTCCGTTATTAAAGTTAACAACACTTGTTGGACTAAATCCGTTTTGAACATCGTTAATTAAATAATCAGCTATTTCCTCTTCTAATTTAGCATAAGGAATGGCACCTATGTAATCAACATTTGAATAATACTTTTGACCTACCGTATAATTTCCAATATAAAGGATTTCTAAAGTCTTATCGCCATAACCAAAAGCAGGAATCCGCTTTGGCTCAAATTTCTTAACATCTTCCCAATTATCAGAATAATAATACGCTTCAATCTCTCCTTTTTTATTGCACTTCTCGGCCCTTAATAATTGTACTGGGATGTGTTCCACCCGAATGATGGCATCCTTTGACTTGTTGTAGATTAATTGATATGCATATTGGCCTAACATTTTAAGGTCTGCCACTCCTTTTTTAACAATATCCTTTCGAAATAGCATCATCATTTGAGCATATTCGTTCGGCTTCTTACTTGAATCCGTAGCATCTAAACCACGACCATAAATCAATTTAATAACGTTGTTAATTACTGCGTTATTAGTTGTTGATCCGTTGTATCGGTCAATCAAAAACTGAAAGAAATTATTATCCTCGCCAAATCCAACCCAGGCATTACGGTTATTTTCAGTCATCTTAGGGGCTGAATAAGCCTCTAATTGAACAAAATGTAAACCGCTATTTTCTTTTCTTTTATTCATAGAAAATTATGTTTGACGAATTTTGTACATATTCGTTTTTATTTATGCTATATGTGTCAATTTCTTGATTTGTGACAAATACCTTGTCCAAATGTATCAAAGTTGTTGTATGGGCAAACAATGAATAAAAAACATACAAACACGATTCCCCTTCATACGTTCCACCATCCGCCACAACCCTTGACGCAAAATTATCAATATTAGTTTTGTCGGAATTTTCGTTGATCGTCAACGTATAAAAATGGCCTTCTTTTAAATCAAGAATTTTCGAAAATTTAGTGTAAAACGATTCAGTCGTGCAATCAATATAATACTGACTTTGCACGCCAGTTGTTTCGTTTTTCAATATTAACTCATTCGGCTTTCCATTCCGTGTCGGAATAAATTTAATTTGTTGGGCCGTTGCAATTTGCTTCAATAGAATCATATACTATAAACCGAAAAAACTGATTTTG